ATTCGTCCCATATAAACCATGTTCTGTCTACTGGATGATTAGGACATGGTCCGTGTCCCTCAGCAGGGCATACATGCTCACGCTTTGTAGCACATCCGCTACACATAATGATTAGTAATAGCACTCTACTCATCCAACAATATCTCCTTGTCTACCAATTCATCAGGAATCCCACTCTCAGATATATGTGCATCATTTGTCTTCACACCCGCGCGTCGTAGTCTCCATATCTCTCCCTTGTTCCTGCGTATCATTTCTGCCTCATTCTCAAATCTGATATCGTCAACAACAACTCTACAAACGAACATATCATCCCCATTATCCACACCACTTGCCCACTTTGCCTGAGTTTCCGCTATCTTCTCCTCAACAAAATTTAGCCATATATCAGGATAATGGTTTCGTCCCCATTCTGTCCCCAAGGTCTGCATTAATAGTCTAGCATTTACCCCTTTAGGGAATCCAGGGATATCTCTTTCCTTCTCCTCATATATGAATATCTTCGGTACTATTACCTCAAGCATCTTTTTTATCGGAGATGCTAAACTAATTACCTCCCCACCTATCTGATGAGCAAAGGTAGATTTCCCAACACCCTTGACCCCAGATAGTCCAATTACTTTTGGATATGTAAATTCTGAGCCTTCGCCCGTTTCGCTGATCTTAAATGTCTGCATTGTTTAAATGGTTTTTTTCCTAGTTTTAATTTAGGCGCGATCATGTAGGTAAAATACTCACAAGAGCATTCCCCGTAGCCATCATACTCCTCAAGGTCTACCAGATGTACATTCATTGGATTTCTTAGACTTACTAGAAGAAACCTTTCTGCCTCCAAATGCTGAATGGTCATTCCGTTGTCTTGGAATCCCTGTTCCGATTCTTTTGCCACTTTTATCGTACCCTCTCGTTTCGTCTCTGCTCCAAAAATATTCCCATCCCTGATTTACCAAGGTTCTCAATTCAGCCATACAACTACGGGAAAGCTCAACAGGGTTCGGACCTGAAGGCTTATCTCCCATTAGTTACTTTTCCTTTTTTGAGTCGTAGGCTACCATCTCCTCTACCACTCGTTTAGCCAGAGCATCCTTGAAATCAGAACTCTCAAACTCTGCCCTCTGCTCCAAGTTTTTCAGGCGTAAATCAATCTTTTCCACCAGGTTTGCGATGTTATTGATCGCCCCACCCATGTTATTGACTGCAACTATAGATGCTGCACTTTTCTCAATTAATTCGAGTCTTTCCTCGACTGTGCGTTCTTCTTGTTGCTCTTCCCCATCAGTTGGGAAATCAAGCGTTTCTTCTTCTGTTTTTTTACCTTTGTCTTTAGACATTGTGTACGTTCCTCATGATTGTATAGAGTTTCTTGATATCCATGCTTACCTCTGCTTTCGCAGTTCTACCTTTTGGTTTTATAGATATCGATTGATCCTCTGCGTTTAGTGTCATTACAAGTTTTCTCCCATCCTCATCGGTTGCGGTACTTACCCGTGTTAGATTTTTTGTAAGCTCAGTCATTTTAAAAAATTTTAAAACGGTGAGTCTTCAGTAGATTCCGATGATTGTTGGGCGATCCCATTCTTGGGAGCGCCCGCTGGCACGAATCCAAAGCTGTATGGTTTGATTAGATATTTTGTGGCTTTTCTGTCCTTACCTTCTTTATCCTGATAGCTATCTATTTTGATTTCAGCATCGCAGTATACGACATCGCCCTTTTTTGCGTATTGGGTAATGTAGTCACCTTGCTGACCCCATGCTTCTAGATCGAAGAAGCTCGCTTGATTTTCTCCACCTTTACTTTTTCTATTTACCGCAAGGGATAGGGTGGTGAGTTGTGTTTCACCGACTTTTTTACTTTCTGGGTCGCGTACTACGCGCCCAAGGAACTGTGCTATTGCTTTCATATGTTTAGTTAATTTAATCTTGGTTGATTAGTGAATCTTTGCAGATGAGGTATGAACTTCAGATCGATATCTCCAACCCTTCCATTTCTTTGCTTGAGGACAGATAATGTCCTTTCCTCAATTTTCTCATCATCTTTTCTCCAGAGTCCCAAAACGATATCTGCGTCCTGCTCCAATCCTCCTGATTCTTTGAGGTCAGATAATCGTGGTTTCCGATTTGGTTCGTCTGCTTTTCTAGAAAGTTGAGCTAGGAGTATTACGGGCACTCCTAGCTCTCGTGCCAATATTTTCATTGAGCGACTAACATAACTGACACGAACATAGTCGCTTTCTTTATCTCTCCCTGGGTCGGACTGAACTATTTGTGCATAGTCTACGATGATCATATCCAGTCCTTTTCGTGCTAGTTTTCTCCCTCTAGCCCTTATTTGCATAAATGACAGACAACTATCGTCATCTATCCAAAGTGTTTCTTTTGCTTTCTCCTTATTGAAGAACTTACAGGTTGCACTAAACTTTTGCTTTTGCTCTGCGGTTGCGGTGTCATCTTCAATTGGTTTGATTGGAACACCTGAGTGATTTACCTGCATTCTTTGCATTACTTCCTCAGCTTCCATTTCTAAGGATATAAAATATAGCTTCTTCTCTTGGCGTAGACATGAGACGGCAGCATCCACCGCATAAGCTGTTTTTCCCATTGAAGTTCTTGCACATACAACAACCAGTTGCCCTGCCTTAAATCCTTGGGTCATGAAGTCTAGTTGTGGAATACCAGATTTTATACCACTGATGACCCCGTTTTCTCGCCTTTCCTTTATTCTCTCAATTGTAGATTGGACAACTTCTGCACCTGATCTAACTTTTGATGAATCACTTTGAAGCAATTCTGTAGCTCCCCTGTCGGCATGATTTAAAATCTCATCAATCTGATTCCCTTCATTGACCATATCAGACAACTCCATGACATACTTTTTTACTTTCCTGTACCTGTAAGAGTCATGAAGTTTATTTAGGTATGCTTTCCAGTGCCCTGCAGTTTCTACTGAATCAAATACACTTCTGATTTCTTCCTGTAGTTCTGTTGGCATTTCCAATTGAACAACTAAATCCAAGCAGTCTCCCTGATCGTTTAATTCAACGAGCTTCTCCCATATCTGTCTATGCAAGGGCAGGGTAAACCACTCAGACCTTACCTGATCCATTGCTTCATGCAGTGCCTCGGTAGATATACCGCAACACGCTAGAAGACCTCGTTCTGCGTCAAAATTTTCCAATGTTTTGTTTGTATTCTTGAATGTAATAACCATCTATATCATCTATGCTTTGCACATCCCTTAGCTTGCCGTACCAAGAGGGACGCTCGTCTTTTACCCAGTTTAAAAAGTCCTGTAGTTTCAGGTTTGTTGTGTTATCAGTCTGAACAGGTCGCCAATCAGCATTGTTCTGTTGGAATGTTGTCAGACAGCATCCCCAGTTCTTAATTGGTGAACCACTGCGTAGTTGCCATCCTTTTGACTGATAGTGTTCGTAGAAGATTTTCGCTTTTGGCTCAACAGGCTCAGGTACTTGTCTTTGTCTAAAAAACTGGGTTACCTCTTTTATGTCTTTTGGTCGTGAGCCTTCACCAAGATGCTTTTCTTTCTTAGTAGCTGTGACTCGTCTTTTTTTCTTAGGCTCCTCAGCCTCTATATCTAAACGATACTGAGCTAGGGCTGCCAAGAAGACATCCTGCTTGCTCTTCATGCCTGTTACGCTCACCAGCTTTTCAAGCCTAGCGAATGCTAAAGAATCTTCATCTAATGTAATGCAAATTCTCATACCTCGAAATCCTCTAGTGTGTGTGCAGGGTATAGTTTTACCCCAATCCCTGGATTTTCTGATCTTACTTTTACAATCCTTACATCCACTAGTTGTGAATCTCCTTTATCAAAAAAATTAAGTCTTTCCATTATGTCCTGAAAAACTTTGAGTAAATTATCTGCATCAGGCTTTTTATCATGGTACGCCCATCCTTTTTCCCTGATTGCTTTTCTTTCTGTCTTAAGAAAGGGCAGGGCATATCTTACCTCCATACATAGTGGCCCATCTAATGCCTTGAGCGGAACATATGGCATGAGCAGACTCATAAACTCATTGTGTAATGATTTCCCACGAGCACTTGTATAACTGAACGGTTTGCCATTCTTACGCACACCAACCTTTTTAGTTGCCTGCCCAGTTGAGCGTGGTGGTCTGCAATTTATCCAAAATCTATACATCAAAAGAATCCATTATTAATGCCATTACAACAAGGGTTAGGATGATAAATGTGCATAGCTCGATCATACCCTTGAAATGCTTTTTGATTTCTCCTTTTGAGATATCGCATTTTCTAATCTTGTGCGTAAGTCCTCTTTTGCCTTCTTGGCAGGGAGTCCTGTGTATTTCTGCCAAGCCTTTATCAATGCAGGTTCTTTGATCGAGCAGCACCCCAAGAATTCCTCGATACTGAGATTAGCATCAAATAGAATTTTCGAAGCTTCAACAGGATTATAAGTAGTAATTTTCCCAGTTGAACGAAGCTTGAAATCAGGAACCTCAATGTCTTTTTCAAGCCTAGCCCTGACCAAGTCTTTAATTTCCTTAATAAATCTCTCCAAAAGGGGTGCAAAGCCCATTTTTTCAGATAGTTCTTCATTACCAATAGCTTCCATCTCAATTTCATCTTGTGTATTTTTCTTTATGTATTCGTACGCCTCTGGACAGTGAGCTAACGCTTTACACCATCTGCATTGATCCGCACCCGCCGTTCTTTTTGGATTCTCCCCCATCGCCTCGTCTATTAGCTTTATGAGATTCTCCCTTAAAATTTTTATGGATTTAACATCCAATGATGCTTTGGTTACTTTTCCTAGCATCGGTTGTACTAACCCAAGGTATACTTTTTGTAGCTTTGGATATTCTTCTAGTAGCAGAACAGAGTAGATTTGTAGCTGTCTGTTAATCTCTGCTGGTGCATGATATCCAAAGAGTGTTTTATAATCTATGATTGATGCGATTGTCTGATCTTCTGATACCTCAAAGAAGTCTATCTCGCCTGAGAACTTTGGTTCTCCTTTTTCTTCCAACCATATTCTTTTTTCCCGTACCACATTTCCATTTACCTGAAATTCCTGACGAAGCTGTTCAGTCATTTTCCTAGCTGTTGTCACCGCAAACTCTACATGATCAGGTAAATCATCTTCAGCTGTTTCCTCAGACAAATGCCAATGTATCTCTGTTCCCAAGTTTGCATCATTGTCATCTTTGTCAGGAAAGTTCTGCTGTGCCTGATGTCTACCTATACAGTTTTTTAGGTAACCTATGGATGAGCCAGAAGGGTAGGCTATGCCTCCTTTTGCTCTTTTGTCTACAGGTTCAGCCATGCTGTGTCTGCTTGCTTAAAGGTTTCTACGACTTCAGGTGCTGTTGGGTCATCGGCTCCTTGCCCAGCTATCTCGTCGATTGGAGCAGGTCTGAATACATCTAGTGCATCATCTATTCTCTGTGCCCACTTTTTGGTTGTTACCATTTGCTGAAGCTCGACTAATTCATCTTCCTTCAAATCAGAAAGTAATCTACCGCCATACTTTTTGACTGCTGTAGGAATCGCTTCCTCAATTGGATTATCCGTACTTTGACGAACCATGCCCTCAATGACTGAATAATTCTTTTCCACCGACTCCTCTAAATGCTCTTTAGTTTTTTTTTGAGTATCTTTGAAATCGTCAGCTTCTTCCTCGGAGTAAACATCTCCATGAAGACCAACCAATTTCAAGATTACACGATCCTTTGCCCGTTTCTCAGCCATCGCAAATGGATAGGAGTTCTTGTTATTGTACGCTGTGGCTTCCCCGATAGACCATTCAGTCTTATCTCCAAGATGTCCCTGTACCATAATTATGCAGATCTTCTTTTCAGCAGATGTTTCAATATATTCAGGAAGATCAAACTTTACGCCTTTGAACGCTGCAATCTTCTCCAAAGACTTGTGCTTCATGATCCATGTGCCTTTTCTTTGTGGCAACTCCCAGCATGCTTCGCTTGAACTCAAATCAATCTCTTTACAGATTGCTTTTACATTTTCAGGTATATCAGACATCTAAATCTCCTTTCGAAATAAGAACAGGTTGATTAATTTTTTTTACCTCACGGATTGATACTAAAATTTTTCTACCCAAAGGTCGCTTGTAGGCAGATAGTCTACCCTTTGCTATTAAATCACGGACAGACTTTGGCGTTTTGTATCCTAGTATTTCAGCGGCTTCTGAAACCTCCACTAAATCATTTTCTTTGCTTTCCATATCACTCATACATTTACGAATATGGAAAAAAGTTTTCTAAACAAGAAAAAAATGAAAAGTAATCAAAATAAATTATATACTATCTAATAACTTGACATACTCTAAAATATTTGCAAATAACTTAAAATATAAAATATTAAAAAATAACCATCCCGCCCCATGAATAAAATTACCCTAATAGAAAATAATGAAACTCAATCTGATTTCATTGTAGATTTTCCATTAAAAGACATTGCAATTGACGGAAAAAGTATCCGTGAAATGGATAAACTTTGCAAACAGTTGCGAACATTATGCTGGGTATTTGCGTTCATATCTATTTCAAAGTTTTTTTATATTATATATCAAAACCGAGAAATCCCTCCCCACAACAAACAAGATACCCTAATCAAAAACAATGAGTAAACAAATCACACTTGGAGTCCGCTTGCCCGAACAACAGTACAATGTTGTTAAAGGACTCGCAGAAGAACTAAATATGTCTCTATCGCAATTCGGAGAACAAGCACTTCTTAGTTGCTGTGAGATAATTAGATCAAAAGATAAACCTGAACTTACAAAGTTTCTTAAAGGAAGTAGGTTTTGGGTTCATGAGGCTAACGAAAGTAAGCAAAAATTTTGATTCCCCCTAGTACCCCCTTTAGGGGGTATATATATTATACTATAGTCTATGTATATATAATATAGACTTAATATCGCGCACGCATACACACACATACGCGCGCGTAGGGTGCATCAGATACACAGCTGGTGACACTGGCGTGACACTAGCGTATCACTCTGGTGACACTTTAAACCAAAAATCTGCTTGTTTTTCAGTAATATTTTGGTCGCAATAATGATGATGAAATGTCCTGTGATTTGTATGCCCAGTGTATCTCATTGTTTTCTCCTGACCTAAGTACCAATAGCCATATGTACAGAAGGAATGACGCATCGCATCGTGCCCTAATGATCCTGCCGACCTTTCTCTTGCCAGCCTGAATGCATTGTATGAGCATGGCTTTACCTTGAAATTCTGAATCCAGACTTTCAAATTGCAAGGTAAGTCAGTCAAAGTTCTCGACCTCCTACCTTTCGATTCTTCGCCCTTGATGATTATTTTTTCAGGCGTTACATGCTCCACCCTACATGCCTCAAATGGACGAAGCCCTGCAAACATTTGTAATGCCGTCCTCAGCTTGTGTGCTTCTGGTATTGCGAAAAGAATATCATATGCTTGCTCGGGAGTAAGAATGGGTATCTCTCGCTCATCCACAAGTATTTCCCTGAGCTTAATATTGTAGAATCCACCCTCAGGTATCCACTCTTTCATTCCACACCAATTCATGAGATATGCAGTATCATTCCTGTATGCTAATCTTGTGTGTTTGTTATTACTTGTCTCAGCAAACTGCTTGATGTCCTTGCGTGTCACTTCCGTGATACTGCAGTTACCTTTCCAACCTAAGAACTTTGTCAGTCTTTGGGTGTAGGTATTTATTGATGTAGGGCGTAAATTAGAGTTCTCACAATCCTCCAGGAATAATTCAATCGCATGTTTTAGTCCCATTGATGATGATTTCTCTTCAGATAATCCTAAATCAATCTTAGCTTCTTCTTCGTCAATGAAGTCCTTTGCTTTTTTCTTAGACTTGAAAAACTTCCTGTAGATTCTCTTCTTTTGATGGGTCAGTGTTACCATCCATGGAGAATTTTTTGAAAAACTTACCTGTGTTACCTTAAAATCCATTGTCAAATCATTGTCAAATTTGAGCGGATATTAGGTATAATTGTCAGATATTGTCAAATATTATGAGATATTTAAGGCTACAAAAAAGAGAATTAATTATTTTGTAAGTCACTCTTTTGTAGTTATTTAAGAGTGGTGGGAGATGGCAGATTCGAACTGCCGACCTCATGCGTGTCATGCATTAATAGTAGTAGATAAACAGTGGGTTCGATTGAATTGATTGTCATAAATTGTCAAATTATCTTGCGTTTTCAAAAACTTAAATGGAAAATCAAATGCATGAGTGACATGACAACGAATGATATTAAGAATTATTTGAGGCCTTTGCATGAAGAAATGTTTGATGGATATTTGTGTGTTGGGTTTCGGAGTGGTGAGAATGGTAGACCAATTTTGGTGGGTAGTTTGGGGAACCAGTTAAAGTTTCCTGAGCAGAATAAAAAATTAAGACTATGCGTAAAAGCGATCAAGGATATTATAGATGAAGATGGAGCGGAAAATCAGGAAGGGGTGGGAGGTTTTTAGTTACTTCCCGCCTGTTTTTGTAAGATTATTAGCGAGGGAAAAGATTGGCAAATCTTCAGTCCGTGTATTGTCGGATGAAGAGATAGCTATTCGTTCAGGACTTTCTGTGGATACGGTTGAGGAGATTGCAAACCAAACTAGCTGGGAGCAGGTGCCTATAGGTATTGCTGAAAAGTTTTGCAGGGGATGCAATTTCGACTTCTTTGACTGGCGTGTGAGAAATAGTGCTTATGCATTAGCAAATGGTGGATCGTTTGCTTACTTAAAATGCAGTCCCTTCTGGAAGAGCAAATACTTACCGATGTTAAGGAGATATATCAATGCCAAGAAAGAAGAAGTACCTAACTGAGGATGTAGCTCGCCTTATGAGCGAGCATGAAGGCGATTACGCCAAGGTTGCTGAAGAGCTTGGTACAAGCCGCAGGTATCTAAGGAGGTATGTAGAGGATAATCCGCAACTGCGTGCTATATGGATATCCAGCGGGGATGACACAAAGCAACCAGATGCTACTGAATTGCTTGTTCGTGATAAGCCACCACCTGAGCCTGATCAGAATAAATTAATGGATGCGTTGGAAAAGAATGGTAAAGAGGCGTTCATGAACGACATCGCAGATATGCTCAACAATCCCGATAATGTTGGGAAGTTAGCAATCTTTGAATCTTTTGATGATTCGGTAGGGCAACTAATGGGTGAAGCATTAAAGCTTACCCAGAAGATTGCTATTCGTCAGAACATGAGTCTTTTTGAAATAGCAGAAAAGCTCAGAGATGATATTCAGGATGGCGGTTTAGAGGCAGAAGAAGAGATAATAAGGACTCGTCTGTTTATGCAAGCTACTGAACAACAGGGTAAGTTTTATGACAGAATACTGCATGGTTTAGACCTAATGCTCAAAATGACTGAGCGTGAGAAAGGTGAGAAGAAGCGTAAGCCAGGATTTAGACCACTAAAGGAGATGGGCGATGCCGAAAATAAGGAAGATTGATCCTGATTCGGTTATCAAAAAGCTCGATCAGAGAAATGATACCAAGGAAATTCAGGAAACATGGGAACCTTCTCTGTCACCATCTCAGTTAGAAATTTTTGATTCTACTGCAAAATACATCTTAGCTTATGGCGAGCGGGCATCAGGTAAGACATTTGTTTTGGGTGGTCATAAGTTAGTTCGTCATGCCTATGAGTCATTCAATGGATTGTGTTTAATAATTGTAGGTGTAAAGGCACAGGCTACTCAAGGGGGTGTTTGGCATAAATTACAGACGGAAGTGCTTCCAGAATGGAAGGAGGGTATTGGGATTGATTACACTGATGAGAAGCTTGATTTACAGAAGCAACCATATCTTGACATTGAGAACAGGTACGGAGGGTGGTCTAGGATTTCTTTACTTTCAGCACCTTATGGAAATATACTGACTGACAGAATCAAGGGTTATGAGCCTAGTTATGTTTTTATTGATGAGCTTACCAATCTTGATTCACCAGCTTATTTCGATGCTGTAGTTCAGCAGTTGGGTCGAAGGCAGGGAATTGAGGGGTGCCAGCAGTATACGGCAGCTTGCAATCCAGCGGGGCCAAGTCATTGGGTGTATAAGAGATTCTTTGAGGTTCCGTTAAAGACTGAGGAGTGGAATCCTGATTATCATGTGGTGCATGTAAAGATTCAGGACAATGAGAAGAATTTACCTAAAGGATATTACGATCGGGTCATGGAAGCTGTATCTAATGATCCAATTGAAGCACAACGAATGCTTGAGGGTAAGTGGGTGGATCGCCCTGCAGGAAACGCCATATTCGGTCCTTACTTTAATAAAGGAACTCATGTAGTAGGAGACAGAAGAAACGGAATAGTCCCAGACCCCAACTTTCCAGTAGTCATAGGGTATGATCCAGGATCAGTAAATAACGCTATGATATTCATGCAGTGCTTAATAGGCACAGATAAAAGTATATGGATAATATTTGATGAACTGGTAACAGTG